ATCGTCGACCATCGGGTGAATCGTATCGCCGGGGACGATCTCCAGCCCGAGCAGCTTGCCGCCGCGAGTCCGTCGCTTCTCGAATGCCGGGGCATCGAGCGCGAGCAGGTCTTCGAGGCTCTGCCGCAGGAACGTCGCGAACGGGGTGACACCATCCGGCTTGCGCCAGAACTTCGTCACCTCGACGATGCGCGGGTCCTCGCCCTTCTTCTTGTTGTCGACCGGCTTGATCTGCCAATCCAGCCGCTCGAACTGGTCCTTGCGGGTCTCGATCGCGAGCCGGATCAATTCGACATTGGCGAAGGCGCGCAGGGCCGGGAATCCGAATTGCTCGTAGGCGCGGGGCCGCAGCGTGGCATTGATGTTCGGCTTGAAGTCGAAGCCGCGCACCGGTTCCTGCACGACGGGTGTGAGCGGGATGCCTGGCGAGAACGGACCCCACGCGCTGGGATTGGTGCCGGCCCAGCTAAAGGTGATGTTCGTCTGCACGCCGCCTTTCGGCATCGGATTCTCCTTCAGGCGCCGGCGTCAGCCATGAAGCGCTCATATTCCATGCTGCCGGGAGCGTAGGGGCATTGGACCGCGGCGCGGCGTTGCGCCCGCTCGGCCTCTTCGATTTCCGCCGTCGCCTTCGCCGCGTTCTGGTCGCGGACTAGGTTGAGGAACCCGGCCGATGCGACCAACTCGCGTGACATGTAGGCGAGGGCCTGCGTCATCGAGTCGACCTGGTCGTCATGCGCCGAAGCCGGGAACTGCGATGTCTCGCCCGTGAAGTCCGCTAGCCACATCGCGCCTTCGGGCAGGAAAGTCCGCCCGCTTTCGATCACTGGCGTAACGGCGTGCGCGCGCGCAATCTTGTCGGTGTCGACCGGGATCGGAATAATCGCCAGCCGCGTGTCGCGACGAATCTCCTGAATCAGCGATTGGCCCGACGCTTTGTCCTCGACCAATATCGCGTCAGCCGTTCGTCCGCCGAATTCCTTGGCGGCTAGCGCGACCACCTGTCGTTTGAGTTCTGGAAATTCGACACGTTCCCGCCAGACGTCGATCAGGTAATATCCGTCGTCGCACTCCGCCCAGGTCGTGCAGACCGACGGGTCGTTATCCGTCTTCGCCTTGAAGCCAGTATCCCAGCTTTGGACGATCCGTCGCGGCTTGGGCAGTGCTTCGGGCCGGTAATACCGCCACCACGTCGACTTGAAGATACCGCCGCCGGCAGGTGCCGGGCGCTGCTGCAGCTGGCCAGCGGTGCCGTAGGAGCCGAGCGAGGCTTCGAGCGATCTCAGTTCGGTTTCGCCGACGCGCGCCGGCCAGAGCAGTTCGCCGCGCACCTTGCGGGGATCGCCGGCATAGACGTGCGGGTGATCCTCTTCGTAGCGCGCTGGCAGGCAGAGCACCGTCCACGGCTCGCCCTTAGCCAGAATGTGCCCGACCAGGTCGTCCTCGTGTAGGCGCTGCATCACGCCGACGTATGCGCCCGTCTTCGGATCGTTGAGGCGGGTCGACATGGTGTTGTCCCACCAGTCGTTGACCGCCACGCGCGCCGTAATGCTGTTCGCTTCCTTCGCCGACAGGGGATCGTCGAACATGACCACGCTGCCGCCTTCACCGGTCGCGGTGCCGTCGACCGACGACGCGATGCGATATCCGCCGCGGTTATTCTCGAACCGGATCTTGGTATTCTGGTCGCTGGTCAGGGCGAAGCGGTCGCCCCAGAGCGCGCGATACCAAGGGCTATCGATGAGACGGCGGCATTTGACGTTGTCGCGCACCGACAGCGAATGGGCGTAGCTGGTCGAGAGGAAGCCAACGCCGGGCCCGATCAGCGGCATGCCGCCGACCGATTCGAGCGTCCAGACCCAGGCCGGCCATGCGACCGAGACTAGCAGCGACTTCATGTGCCGCGGCGGGATGTTGATGATCAGGCGCCGCGATCGGCCGAACGTCACCGCTTCGAGGTGCTCGCAGATCGTTTCGATGTGCCAGTTGTCGACGAACTCGGCGGGGTCGATGTACTTCCATGCCGCCTTCACGAACTCGTGAAGCGATCGGCAGCGCGCCCGGATCTCGATGGCGTCGCGGGCGACCCGTTCCAGTTCGCGCCGCTCCCGCTCGGCGGCGATCGATGCGAGCAGGTGGTCAGGATTCCCCGTCGCTACCCGGATCACGTCCGCCAAGGAGCTTGGCGGCCTGTTCGAGGAGGGCGAGCTGTTCATCGGTATATCCGCTCATGTCGCGATGCTCGATCGGAGCGCCGTTGGGCCCGCTGTGTTCGTGGGCGGTGACCTCGCGGAAGCGGCGGCGAGTTTTCTCCCACCAGATGATGCACGTCGCGTTGCCCTTCATGCATTCCCGGAACAGCGCGCCTTCAACCATAAGGTCGGCTTCGGCCGCGCCTTCGTTGAATTCCTCGCGGCAGTGCTTGACGAGCGTGTCGACGGTGGTTCCCACGACGCTAGCGATCGTTTCCTGCGTCGCGCGTCCGGCGAGGAACCGAACGATCATCCGCTGCTCTTCCGTTGGCGTCCACGGCTTCCGTCCGCCATTGCGCGGGGTCACGCGCGGCGCGCGCTCCCGCTTCGCCTGCGGCTTCGCTGGCGTTGCCATGTCAATCTCCGGTGGGGTGCTGCGGCCTCACGCGCAACGGATGAGATCACCTCCAATCCAGTTGAGGCGCGGGGCCTGAAACGAAAAACCGCCCGACGACCTTGCGGCCCGGGCGGATTTATAACTCATGGCGGATTTGATTACAGTGCCACGCCCCGATTTGCAATCCGAATTTTGGGCGCTGCGGAATCGTTCCTCGGCTGGGCGATGGTTTGGCACATCGCGGCGTGGAAATCCAGCCTTGGGTGAATGGCCAGCGACGTGGTGCTCAAAACACTGAATATCGCGATATTATGCAATGGTGTCAGTTATTTAGTCTGGTGCCTACACCGAAAACACAATGGCCCGGATCGCTTCCGCGACTCCATTATGGTTGTAAACCGATGGGAACATCAGATCGGCCATCGTGAAAACAAACGTCAGCAACATACCGCCGGCGCCCAGCACGGCGACGACGAGTGCGGCTGTCATATGAGCAATTCCTTTTCCCGACACGACCTGATCAATGCCGAAGAACCCTAGTCCTCCAAATGCGATGCATGTCATCAAGGCCGCGAGCGCGACCCATCCCATGCGGCCGCCCATGAAGAACCCAAAATGGGCACCGGCCCAGTTGAGGCCAAGCAGCAACGCTAGGGCCAGCAATCCGCATAGGGTGAACGTGATGACCGGGCGCGATTTGCCGGAAGGACCGCCAAAGCCACCAGCGATTGGCATGAAGAACGGAAAGAACATCATCTTGTCATCCTTTGGTTGTCGATCACCGCCCACCGATCGGAAGGGAACGGATAGCAGCGGCGATGTCTTGGGCGGTCGGGAGGCGCTTCATCTTCATGCGATACTCGGGCACCTCGACCTCGCCACCGTAGTCGTCAATTTCGATGTGCGCAGGGATCACCTTGTCAGGCGCAGGGACCATCGCCGCCATGCCCTCCGCCACCTTCGCACAAGCCTCTCTGACCCTCTCGGCTTCGGATGCACGATGGCGGGCGAAGGAAAGCACAAGCGGCGTGTCGCACTTGCCTTGGCGGATAGGTCCGAGATCGACGCACCACCCGGCAGCGCCCATATAGTCAGCCGCTGCTTCCCGATCCGCTTGCGTCACCTCCACTATAGATAGATCAGACATTGGCGGGGTCCTTGCTAACGGGGTCGGCAGGCTCGGCTCCGAACAGGTTGAAGCGCATGCGGAGCACCCTCGCGCGCTTGCGGCGTCCAGCGATGTCATCCGGGTATTTCAGGTCCATGATCTCGTTCAACTCGGTGTCGGTTTCTACGGAGGTAAGCATGTCCACCTCCATCCGGTCGAGCGGCTTGCGCCACCATCCGAGCGCGACGATCGGCGGGAACATCTTACTGCGGAATCCACCGCACTTGCGGCACCATGCCGAGCCGTTGGTGTACGTCCCGAACCGGACGTGCTGGCGACCCCAAACATGGTCGCACATGAACTCGCTCTGATATTGAGCGAACGCCTCGATCTCCGCATCCGCGATCGTCGGTCCTTCTCCTCGAATGAATGTGCCGCGTGGAAACGCCTCAAAGAACGGTGTCGCTGGAATGATGCCGTGCCCCCACTGGACGATGCAATCATCGGGCCACGCGCATGCTGGCTCATACTCAGTTTCGGTGCCGAGCAAGGCTGAGAGGCGGTGTTCAGCCGTCCCCTCGATGTGGTGAGCTGCGATCCTCATCACTCTTCCCCTGGTATCGGCGCTACGTCGAGCATGGCGGACAGCCGTTTACTTTCCTCTCGGGCTAGATCCTTTAGCCCCCTAGTCGTGCTGCTCGGTCGCGCGATCAAATCGAACGCGTGTTGCGCAGATAGAAGCGCCTCTCTCCACCCCTCTGGCTGCTGTGCAAAGGCGAGCAGGACTGCATCGGCACGGCGCTTGTCGCGCTCGGCCCGGACGTATTCGTTGGCATCCTCGTTGCTATCGAACGCCAGCGGCTCTTCATCGGACAACGTGAGCGTGTACGTGGCCACGTCATCCACCAAACGTGTCAGCCGAATGCTATAGCCGAAATCCTCGTCGGCCTTGCGAATCGCGTCCGTCACGGCCTCCCGTGCCCGTTCGGCATCCCCGGTGACTTTCGTTGCACACAAAACATGTTGCCCGGCGCCCACTTGGCTATAGGTATTCCTG